CTTAATTTCAGAGTTTAGCGAGAGATACACGGGGAAAAGGGAAAGAAATGCCGAAAAACACCAAAAATAATTGTATTTACGAATACTACCAGGGAATTAAGGACGGCTCCATCATCGTAGGGCGGTGGATAGAGCTTATCATCGAGTATATAGTGAAGGGCTTGCAAGACAAGCTCTTTTTTTATGATGCAAAGAAAGCGAATCGGGCTATCGAGTGGATAGAATCTCACACATTCCACACCGAGGGACCTTTAGCACCGGGGCCTTTTAAGTTAGAGCTCTGGCAGAAAGCATTCGTGTCTTGTTTATTCGGGATAGTGGATGCAGAGAACCATAGACAGTTCCGAGAGGCGGTGCTTATCGTCTCACGTAAACAGGGCAAGTCGTTATTCGCTGCCGCCATAGAGCGGTATGTGTGGCTGGAAGAGGGGGGCTTCGGTACGAAGATCTATAACGTAGCCCCGAAGCTGGAGCAGGCAGACATCATCTATAACAACGTGTGGATGATGACAATCATAGACCCCGAATACCAGAAGATGAAGGAAGAGCTCTCCGAGAAGGATGAGCATAATAAGAAGGTGCATGATGATTCGATGCTCCCGAAGCATAGGATGTCTGATTTGTATGTGATGGGGACAAATAGCACCGTTAAGAAGATTGCATTCTCCGCTAAAAAGTCAGATGGATTTAACCCATCAATGTGTACCTGTGATGAGATAGCATCCTGGGAGGGTGACGGGGGATTAAAACAATACGAAGTCATGAAAAGTGGTATGGGTGCGAGACCCGAAGCCATCCTTTTATCGGTATCCACATCGGGATACATAAATGACTCGATATATGACGAACTCGTGAAGCGGTCAACGAGATTCCTTCTCGGAGACTCGAAAGAGAAGAGACTTCTCCCATTCCTCTACATGATAGATGACGTAGAGAAGTGGAACGACATAAACGAGCTCCAGAAGAGCAATCCGAATTTAGGGGTATCCGTTTCGGTGGATTACCTTCTCGAAGAGATAGCCATCGCAGAAGGGTCACTTTCGAAAAAGCGAGAATTCCTCACGAAATACTGCTGCGTGAAGCAGACATCATCACTCGCATGGATAGAGACAAAGACCGTGGAGAAGTGTTGCGGAGACCATTTAGACATCGAGGACTTCCGCTCCTCATACTGTGTAGCCGGACTCGACCTCTCACAGACAACAGACCTCACGGCTTGTGTGGTGGTCATCGAAAGAAACGGGGAACTATATATCCTCGCAAAGTTCTGGCTCCCAGCGGAGAAGCTGGATGAAGCAACACAGAGAGACGGACTCCCGTATGAGTTATATGTCCAGCGAGGACTATTAGAACTCTCTGGAGAGAACTATATACAATATCAAGATTGTTATGCGTGGCTCACATCCCTCGTGGAAGATTACGAGATATTGCCACTCATGACCGGGTATGACAGATACTCATCACAGTACCTTGTGCAAGATCTAGAAGCCTATGGCTTTAGGACAGATGATGTCTTCCAGGGTGATAACCTCTGGGGAGTCCTGCAAGAGATGGAAGGGCTTATGAAAGATGGCAAGGTACACATCGGAGACAATGACCTCTTAAAAGTTCACCTTCTGAATGCCGCCATCAAGATGAATGCGGCACGAGGCAGAGGGCGGCTTGATAAGATAAAGCCCACTCTCCACATAGACGGAGTGGCGGCTATGGCAGATGCGTTTTGTGTACGTCAGAAATGGTATGACGAGATAGGTACACAGTTAAGAAATGAATAGGAGTAATCATGGGACTTTTTGACATCTTCCTAAAGAACAGACCCGAACCAAAGGGATACTATGAGGGCAAATTTAAGCTGATAAGCGGATATGAGCCCCGATTCACTCGATTTAATGGCGGTGTATATGAGAGTGAGCTTATAAGATCGGCAATAAATGCCAGGGCGACTCACATATCAAAGCTCAAAGTCGAAGTGATAGGAGCAGCGAAGCCAGCCTTGCGAAGAAAACTCGCAAAAGGCCCGAATCAGTACCAGACGTGGAGCCAATTCCTCTACCGTCTATCGACCATCCTCGATGTGCATAATACCGCATTCATTATCCCGGTATATGACGAATACGGAGAAGTGAGCGGAATCTTTACACCGCTCCCCACGAGCTGTGAGGTGGTGCAGTATGGTGGAGAGCCTTTCCTGCGATATACCTTTAAAGATGGCAACAAGGCTGCGATGGACCTTGAATACTGTGGGGTAATGACCAAATTCCAATACCGTGATGACCTCTTCGGAGAGAATAACGGGGCATTGCATCCCACTCTTGACCTCATATCCATTGAGAACCAAGGCATCCAAGAGGCTACAAAGTCGAGTGCGGCTTATAGATTCTGGGCGAGGGTAACGAACTTCACGAAAGATGATGACCTCGCAAAGGAACGTAAGCGATTCACGGAAACAAACTTCGCAAAAGAGGCAGATGGTGGTGGGATGCTCCTCTTTCCGAACACCTACCAAGATATCCATCAAGTCGAAGCAAAGCCGTGGGTGGTAAATGCAGCGCAGATGAAGGAAATCCGAGAGAGTGTCTTTGAATACTTCGGGGTAAATGAGGACATCTTAACAAATAAAGCCTATGGTGATGCGTGGAACGCATTCTATGAGGGAGTTGTGGAGCCTTTCGCTATACAGATAAGCGAAGTGCTGACACGGCTCTTTTTTACATTCAGAGAGCAGAGCTCCAACTACGTGATGGCTACGTCAAACAGACTCCAATACCTCTCCAATGCGGATAAGCTGAATGTGACCCGTGACTTACTTGACCGGGGCATCATCACACAGAACCAGGCAATGGAGATATGGAATCTCCCACCTATTGAGGGTGGAGACGTTCGCATCATAAGAGGCGAATATTATAACGCAGATGATAAGGTCTCATCGGATGATGAGGAAGGAGGCAATGATGAATAAAGAAATACGGGCATTCAATTTCGAGGTGAGAGCCGAGCAGAATGATGAGCATGGCACATTCCTCGAAGGTAGACCCATCGTATATGAGGCAAAGACAGACCTCGGATGGTATGACGAAATCATCGAGAAGGGTGCTCTCGATGGTGCTGATCTTAAAGACGTGAGATTCCTCGTGAATCACAACACCGACATGATACCGATGGCAAGGTCACGGAACAATAACGAGAACTCCACCATGCAGATGGTGGTAGATGAAGAGGGAATGAGCATTCGGGTTGACCTGGACACAGAGAACAACACCGAGGCAAGAGCTCTTTATTCCGCTGTGAAGAGGGGAGACATCTCCGGGATGTCTTTCATGTTTGCTGTGGATGGAGATAAATGGGATGACATCGACTCCGAACACCCTACAAGGACTATTACAAAGTTCTCCAAGGTTTTCGAAGTGAGTGCGGTGACGTTCCCAGCTTACGAACAGACAAGCATAAGTGCAAGAGGCCTTTCCGATGCGCTGGATAGTGCAAGGGAGTCGCTGGAGAGCGAAAGAGCCGAGGCGAGAAAGCTCGAAAGACGTAAGCAGACAATAAGAATCTTATCAATGATCTAAAAGGAGAGAAAAGCATGGAAATCAGAGAAATGACCGTGGAATCCCTCGAAGAGAGAAAGAATGCAATCGTAGCAGAGCTCGATAATGAGGGAGCTGATCTGGATGCACTCGAAGAGGAGATGCGCTCAATCAAAGAGGAACTCGAAAGACGTAAGGCAGAAGAGGCAAAGAAAAACGAGGTACGTTCTCTCGTAGCTGATGGAGCCGGAGAAATCACAAAGAAAGTAGAGGAAAGAACAATGCAGGACGTTAAGGAAGTAAGGAACTCAAAGGAGTATATCGATGCGTATGCTGAATACCTCAAGACCGGGGATGATTCAGAAGTGAGAGCAGCTCTGCTGACCACAAACGCAACAAACGGAACAATCGCCATCCCGGATATGGTGTATGACATCATCAAGACCGCATGGGATAAAAACGAGATCATGAACCTTGTACCCAAGACAGAAGTCAAGGGCAATCTGAAAGTAAACTTCGAAATCAGCGGCGATGATGCTGTAATCCACACCGAGGGCTCTGGAGCCGTAGACGAAGAGGCTCTTGTAGAGGGTATCATCACTATCGTTCCTGCTTTCGTTAAGAAGTGGAAGAGCTTCTCTGACGAAGTAATGAGCATGAGAGGCGAGGCTTTCATTCAGTACATCTACGATGAGCTGGCATACAGAATCGTTAAGAAGATGGCAGATACTCTGGTAGGACAGATCGCAGCCCTTCCCCAGACAGCAACTTCCACATCCGTATCCGCAAAGCTCGTAAAGGTGGCTCCGTCTGTAGGTGCTGTGGCATCCGCTCTGGGCCAGCTTTCCGATGAAGCTACAAACCCCGTAGTAGTAATGAACAAGGCTACATGGAGCCTTTTCAAGCAGGCACAGTATGCGAATCAGTTCTCCGTAGACCCCTTCGAAGGTCTGGACGTACACTTCAACAACTCTCTGCCTGCATACGATACCGCATCCGAGGACGATGTGTATGCTATCGTGGGTGACTTCGCAGAGGGTACTCTGGCAAACTTCCCGAATGGTGAGGGCATCGACTACACATTCGATGAGCTGTCCAGGAAGAAAGAGGATCTCGTAGAGGTGCTCGGTAAGGTTTATGTGGGTCTGGGAGTGATCGGAGACAAGGCCTTCACACTTCTCACAAAGCCTGCATCGGTATAATCCATGAGGGTTAAGGTGTTAAAGCCTATCTCCGACAAAGAGACACTTCGTATGTATCAGCCCGGTGAAGAGTTAGACCTTCCCGATGATAGAGCGAATGACGGCATTTCAAGGGGGCTTTTGGCTCCCTTGGATAAGCCGGAGAAAAAGGCACGGAAAAAGAAAGAGGACTAAATCATGACTCTTATAGAAGTTAAGAAAGCACTCCGAGTGACTTCGGATGCGTTCGATAGCGAAATTCAGAGGCTTATGTATGCCGCGCAGCTTGACCTTGGCATTGCCGGGGTAGAGCTCCCAGCCGAAGCCGATGCCATCTGTGAAGTCGCAATAATCACATATTGCAAGATGAACTTCGGAGAGCCGGAGAACTACGACAAACTGAAAGCATCATACGATGAGCAGAAAGCACAGTTATCCATGGCAACAGGCTATACAGATTGGGGGGATGGAGAATGATTCCCACAGGAATATGCACCATCTACACATTAGAGAATGTGGCTCCCGTAGGCAGAAAGCCAGAGGAAAAGCTAGTTGAACTCACAACGGCATACTATGCAGAGAGGACGGTGGGCTATAACCGCTATTATGCAGCGGCAGGCGCAAACCGCCGAATAAATATGCTCATACGGCTATTTAACACCTCAATGGTAGAAGAGGGTATGTATGTCATCCTAGAGGACGGCAAACAGTATCAGATAGACGTAATGCAGAAGATAATCGAACGTGATGCCGTGGACTTAACTCTCGTAAGAGTGGAGGATTATTACGATGTCGCTACAGAATAAGGTTAAAACCATATATGAGGCTCTTTTAGCGATTCCGAATGCGAAAGTGTATCACTATGAGAAACCTGCTGCCGTAAAGGCTCCATATATTATATGGGCTGAACAGGGCGAGGGGGACTCATTCCATGCCGGAAACCACAAGGAAGAGCAGAATATCAGCGGTGTAGTTGACCTATACACTTTAGAGGAGTTTGACCCGTTAGCAGATGAGGTGCAGACAGCCCTCGATGGTGTATGCTCTTGGCGGCTCGATTCAGTTCTCTACGAGGATGAGACAAAACTCATCCATTATTCATGGGATTTTGAGGTGATCTAGAGTGATTTATGGTGTCCGAAATATAAAAGCGCAGGGTGTTTATCTCTCTAGTTCTGGAATAGATGAACTCATAAAGGAACTTGAAAGATATACCGAGGGCGCAGAAGAGTATATGAAATACGTAGTCTATGACGGAATGGAAGTCGTAGCAGATGCAATGAGGGCAGAAGTCGAAGGGCTGAAAACATCGAAGCAATACAAGACCAAAGGAAAGCGGTATTGCACCGAAAACGAGAGAAAGGGTCTTGTAGAGTCTTTTGGTGTTACTCCCATCAGCGCACGTAATTATATTTTCGATGCTAATGCCGGATTCGATGGCTATAACGAATACGTTCGGTCAGAGCCAGCCAATCCTATGATTGCGAACTTCATAAACCGTGGGACCTCATATATGAGAGCCCAGCCGTTTATAAACAGGACTAAACGTGTGGCAGAAACCAAGGCTGTAGAAGCCATGCAAAAGTCTCTGGATGACGTAATCAAATCGCTACAGTAACTAAAAACCCAACAACGAACCAATAAAGAGGCGAAAGCCTCTATTTTTTTACCATTAAGGAGGAAAAACAAATGGCAGCAGGAAAAGTATGCACAGGCTTTTCAAAGCCCTATGTCGCTAAATATGCCGAGTCGGGCGGTGTAGTGACATATACTGACGTTCAGCTCCTCGCTCGTGGTGTAGAAGTATCTCTTGAGGTTGAGAGCGGTGATGCTAACAACTTCTACGCAGACAACATCGCAGCAGAGACCGTGGCTGGCACGTTCACAAACGGCACACTCACACTCACAGTAGACGGATTATTCCAGGATGCAGAGAGATTCATCCTCGGACTCCCCACAGTAGGCGAGGATGGATTCGTGGGATATGGTGAGAACAATGCTCCCTATACCGGAGTAGGATTTATCGTTCGTTCCATGAGTGGTGGCATAACATACTACACTCCCGTAGTAGTGAAGAAGTGTCTGTTTAATACACCGACACTCGAAGCCGCTACGCAGGAAGATGAGATCGATTGGCAGACACAGGAGCTCGTGGCAACTTGTCTGCGTGACGACTCTGCTGATAGATTCTGGAAGGAAGTCGGCACAGACTACACCACAGAGGCGGCGGCAGAGGCAGCATTAAAGACCAAACTCGGCTACACAGAGCCGTAAGCACTAACCCCTCTATCTTTCAACGGATAGAGGGGCTTTTTTAGGAGGATAGATAGATGGAAATTAAATTCGCAAGGACTATATGGGCTGACAGACAGCTCGCAAAACTCTGCCCCGGAAATAACATCCAGCGGATGGGAGAGATGATATCATCTGATGACTTCGATAAGCAGATGGGGACTCTGATAGGTATTATCCGCATCATGAATGAAGGATATGAAAGAAGAGCGCATTTTGAGGACCCCACGCATGAGATGAATGTCGTATCAGAGGAATACCTCGAAAATCTGACCGAAGATGACATCATGAAGCTGGTTAATGAGGCTTTTGAGCAGTTTGGCATCGATGGACAGACCACAGTAGAGGCAGAGCCAACAAAAAACGCAAATCTCCCCGTATAGAGTTAAATGAATCATGGTTAATCTTCTACGGTCATAAGCTAAACATGACCCGTGAAGAGACCATGAACACGAGATACGGGGAATTCATGGACATGATAGCTTGTATGGCTATCAGTAATGGCGCAAAGCCAAAGAGAAAAGCACGGAATATGAGTATATTCGAAGCATTAGCATTGGAGTAATCTATGGCAACGATAGGTGTTAAGGTTAAATTAGAGGGAGCGGCAGAGTATAGGCAGCAGATGTCCCAGATGACATCCCAGACAAAGCTCTACCAAGCGCAGATGAAGAATCTGCAATCCCAGCTTGGCAAATCGGCATTCTCGAAATCTATCCAGGAATCAAAGTTACTTTCCCAGGAACTTGAAACTCTAAAACAGAAGTCTGCCGCTATGTCAGACCATATAGAGAAAGCAACGGCAGCATACGGAGAGAATTCTACTTATGTGAACCGCCTCAAGACTCAATATGAGAACTTACAGACGGAGATAAACCGTGTAAATGCCGAATTGCAAGCGCACGGTGGATATCTGGGAGCGGTAGGAGCTCAATTACAAGAGACAGGGAGCAAACTACAGGCCATGGGAGAGAAAATCTCCGGCATAGGCGATAAGCTCACGACTACGGTAACTCTTCCCCTCGTGGCTCTCGGCACAAAGGGAGTGCTGGCATTTGCGGAAGTCGATAAGACCATGCAACTTGTCAACGCAACCATGGGAAATACCACGGCAGAAACCGAAGCACTATCCAAAGCCATGAAACAGGCGGCAGCTAATTCCACATTCGGAATGAGCGATGCGGCAACGGCTACACTTAACTTTGCTCGTGCTGGACTCAAAGCAAAAGAGGCGGCAGCGGCACTCGCTCCGGCCATGAACTTGGCAGCAGGTGAAGGTGGAGACCTCG